GCAACAAGGTCTGTCACCTGTAGTTCTGTCCAAGCACTGGCTGGTGGCCCTGCTGCGGCACTGGTATCATTAACAACCTGAAAGTTTACTTTTGCAATGCTCATGTCAGTCTCTGATGCTCATTTCGACTTCGGTCCAGGTGACCGTACCTGCATCAATTTTTGCATGGATGTAGATTGTACGATTTCCGAAGAGATTGGCTTCAACTTCATAAACGGCCACTACAGTCGTTGCAGTCGTGATTCCTGTTGCAAGTGTCGCTTCGGTCGATGGGATGATGATGTCGTCCCCTGTTGCGTCGCTAGCCACCTGGATAGACAACTTTGTGGGTGCCCCTGCTGCTATGGTCCCTTTGACTTTGATTAAAGACGCTGTGCTATTTGGAGGCACTGTGAGCGACATATATTTTGCTGCTGCATACGATGTCCCTGTCAAACTGACTGACCCCGTGGCAGACCTGCCTACCCCATTTTGTCCTACGATTGCTGTCATGATTTTCTCCTATACTGTTTATATCATTAAATTATTTAATTGGTTCTTGAATTTCTCTTTGCGTGGCCCGTTCCGACATTCGGAAAGCAGCCTCTGGTGTATCTTGTTTAAGTGGCGTTACTTGACCAAGTTGGTACATTATCGCAGCACCAGCCCAGTTAGACATAACGCTGTACCCATTCTTATGGCCATACATTTGGAGCGCACGGTAATACCCTCGCTCGTAATCTTGCCCACCAACATCTGCTATTGCCATTGTTTTTAGTGTGTCTTGACTGAACCGCTCAAATCCCATGACATTCATCCATACCATCCATTCAGTCCATTTTCTCTTGGCGGGTGTTGTTGAAAACTTATAGGCTTGTGCTTGGTGTGTAGGGCTATATTCTTTGGGCACCACTCCAACTGTTTTTAATTCAAAAAATTTCATAAACTCCTGACGCTTCTGAAGTGACATTTTATTAAGCGCAAGCACATACACATCTGGTAAATACATCTCTCTGCCAGAATCTTTTTTAAACAAATCTTCAACATACCTATACCCAGCTTGGTAAATAGGTAAAAATGGATTGTTATTTTTCATATAATTGCCAAAGGACGTTCGGGTGTCTTGTTCTTTTAATTTATATGTTCCACCTAAGCTCGGGTCTTCCGAAAACAAATTTGTGCTGTAAACAGCCATGGCAGCCAATCCTTCAAAAAAAATCGAGATGGATTCATATGCTGGGTTTTGCATTCCACCAATAGTAATTTGTTGAGTGTTTGTTGATTCAACGACTTGCCGAAAAAGGCGCGCTTGTTCGCGATTGTTGCCCGTAAAATAAGATTCGCTTTGCCTATTGTATGCCTCATGGACACGCAGCAACCTTGCAACATCATCTTTACCTGCCACAAGCGCCTTATAATAACCCAAATACGCCATGTATCTGAAAGACCAAAAAGCAACATTCTTACCAAATAATCTTTCTAACACACTGTTTCGCGCAGCCCCATAATTAAGCAATGCCTCTCGGCTTTGTACTGCTGCCGTTTTAGCGTTAAGGCCCTCTCGCAAGCCATTTCTGAAAACTGCATGTCTATAAACCATGTCTGATTCATGGGCCAACATTGTCAAATAAGTTCTTGATGAAGGGTCCATTTGCCGCCAAATTCTTATAATTAATTTTGCCTCTTCCCCACCAGGAGTAATTTTGAGTGCCCGTAAAAGCTCACTTATTGATGTTTCACCGAACAGCGAGGCTGAAAAGGTGGTTGCAATATTGCTTTGTCCAGCAAGCTCTGCGTACTCAGCATAGGTATACTTTTTGCCTTGAGCACCTGTGAAGAATACATCAGTATCCTGATACTTGCCTCTTGTGTAATCATAAAACTTTTTTACAAACGGCATCTCTGTTGTTAGGACTTTTGCTGTTTTGTTTACGCCAAGCTCTGCAACCATCAAAAATGGAGCGCCAACAACATTTACCCCATGATAACGCGTATTTGGTCCAATCGCCCCTCCTAAAATGCCAGTCATTTGTACCCGCTTTGACCATTCTAAAAAATCTACAGTTGCATTACCAAACATGTTTTTAAAGTTAGTGTTTTGTCGGTTTGCTTTTGTTTGATCACGGTATCTTTCAAGCACTTGATGCCAATCTGGCCCTGCCGCCTTAATCTTTAACTTTTTGACGATATCTTCTAGTTGATGCCCTCCAATGATACCAATTGCCTGTTCATCCAAGTTTGAAATCCATGGCCGATAGTAATCAATTGCTGTTTCGGATACTTTGCCTTGTGTAGATTTTGTTATGCCAAATCCAGCAATTGCATCTGTAATATTTTGCTCAATAATGTTCCATGGCGTAATTGCAATATTAGCGTTTGTAAGCGCACTTGATTTCACAATCCCCAGCGTTTTATAGTTTCCTTTGAATGTGGCATTTAAACCTACGGTATTAGCCATAATGACATCTTCAAGTGGATATTTAATTTTTATTGGAATGGTTTCGCCTAGCTTACCAAGCGCCACCTTTAAGTTGGTATATGCAGATGCTATACCAGGTGCGCTTGTACTATTGATTAGTCCTCGCTGGCTGTTCTGTGTAAGCTGTTCTCGCATTAAATAATTAATTAAACTTTGATTTAGTGTTCCACCAACATTTTGGTCAAGCATAAGCGCAGCCGTTCCAAGCTCATCGAACGAATTCAAAACATTGCGTATTGCCGTGATAGTTGCTTCTCTTTCGCCTTCAGCTACAATGGGTTTTAAAAATGCTTCAAAATTTGTCAAAGCTGTTTTTTGTGCTGCCGTGTGTTGGTTTGCGGGGGTTGTAATCGCCTTGCGCAATTCTGAGTTTTTAAGCTGCGCAAACAATTTTGCAGATTCATTAGACCCTGATTTAATACCTATGTCTGCTATTGCCTCAACTGTGGCGTTGGTAAGCATTGCTGGGGTGCTTTGCCTCCCTAAATTATCAACTGGTTTTTTTAGCAAATCAACATAGGTGGTAGGATGCAATGTCATGTAGGTTTCGATTTCTGCGCTAAATCGATTGCTAGCGCGGGTTTCAAAAGTCCATATAAGAATTGAATCTACAAATGCATCTCCCCCCGAAAATGGTGTTGTTTTTGGACGCACTAAAGTACGCAACTCAACATTCGGAAGACTCTGCTTTATATCGTCATCAACGCCCTTTAAAAAATCATATGTGATTGGGTCTTTATTTTTTGCCCATTTCCGCATAATTGTAGGTGCAGATTTGTCCATTTTGCCATTTGGAAAATAATAATAGATGTTATCAAAAAAGCGACTTATCATTGTAAAGCGTTCTTCTTCTCGGATTGCTGCTCTGACATTAGTGTTGATCTTAGTTAGCATTGCTGCTTCGTCATCATCAGTCATGACTTTTAAAAATTGCGAATTGTTTTCGACGTCTGCCTTCATCCGAGTTTTTAGGTTTTCAAGAGCTATCTCTCCTGCTTCATTATGTCCAAACCCATTCTGTCGAAGCTTGGCATACTCATCTGACCAGCGTTGGGTAAACATACTTTGTTTCGCGGCAATCCTTATTTCCTCGCCTTGAGTCATGATTGCTGACAATACTGCCTTTGGGCGGTCTGCATCTCGCACTAGAAACTTCAATTTCTGTTCCGTCTGTTTGATTTCTGTCAACATCAAATCAAACTCTGACGACGAGAGCGAGTTCATATTGTCAAACAATTCGCGTATCGCAACAGGAGCGCGACCAAATTCATCAGATGTAAACTTCCACCAACTCAGCCCTAACCTGGAATTTAGTAATTCGGAGGCTGGTGCATCACTATCTTTAAAATATATACCTATTTGTTTCTTTATTTTGGATGCTGTCTTCCCTGCTGCGGACTTTCCTACTGTTTCCTTTGCTTTAGAAGTTGCGTATTGTCTTGCCATTTCGGTATGCTTTGCGCGAAACACTGAATTGCTGCGAAGCTCTATTGCTGCTTGATACGCTCCTGAAGAGATTTGGACGGGCTTGCGAACGCCTTCACCAGACAGCTGTTTTTGCCAAGCTCCTCCAAGAACACCTTCTTCATATATGCGGAACTCTTTTTGTGTTAATGGTGTTTTGTTTTTTATCTTTAGCAGTAAAGCTTTTAGCGGTGGCGATTGTCGGATGCTTTCAGCGCCAACACCTGATATAAATATTTCCAGTTGGTTTGGGCTACTTGTTGTAAGCAAATATTTGCCTTCTTTTACTGTATGCCCACTAAGATCAGTGACAATTTTTGATACACCATCTAAGTTTTTTGCTGTAAAGCTAGAGTTGTGGATAATGCGGTTCCCAACAATGCGTTGGTCTATTGGTAGACGATTGGTCAAAGCCTCCATTGCAGCGTCTTCCAGAGTCTTGCGCATGGCAAACTCGGTGACCTGTGCATCGGCAGCAGCTTCTCTATAAATTTTATTGACTCCGTAGCTTTTATCTACTTTATACCCAGTTTTGCCAGCATTCCTAGCCGCTTCATACAGGTTGTCTCGAAATGCAGCCGCATATAATTTTGGACTCGGAATCGTTCCTCCGCTGCGAATCAACCGAACATCTTCAATAATGTTGTCTAAGACTGGTATCAATGGATTTAAAGCATTGTCATGACTTCGAGTCGCTATTTTCCACGCTTCATAATTACCACCTACTTCTTGTGCCCAGCCCGTCGTACCATGGCTTTCACCATAAATCATTTTTCGCCCAAGAGATGCCAACTCATTGGAAACCTCTCTCGCTGCATTTTTTTGGACGGTTGGGATTGTATGCCCAGCAATAGCCGCTGGCTTTACCTCTCCATATACTTTTAAGGCATCATTGACGACCGTTTGTACTTCATTCTTGTATATTCGCCCTGCACTAAGCTTTATCGCAGGTTCATACATACTCGATATTATGTTACCATAATCGTCTGTGGTTGCAAGGAAATCTAATGTTGAATCAATATTTTTTGAATTAACATAAGGATTTGTTTTTAGGTATGCTTTGAATTTTGAAGATGCATTGGTTGCAGCTTTTACGCCAGATTTCGTTACCGCAGCAACGGGCTTAATGTATCCTGATGGAGTCATTGGCATAAGCATGTCAGCCAAAAGTGACATGCCAAACATATTCCAACTTAAAAGAGAACCAACATACGCACTTCCAAAATGGTCACCATAAGCCCCATTTTCATCGATATAATCAACAAATGGTGACGACTCATACGCCTCATAAAAGCTTGGAAACTTTGCAACAGAGGACATAACAGCGTTTGTCTTTGAAGTAGCTTGGAGCCACGGTTTATCTTCCTCGTTTTCTACAATGATACCAAATGGATTCGGATAATCAGGAAGCCCAAACATTGACGCTGTTTCAACAAAATATTCTCCCAACCGATAGTTGAAGTCTTCAGGGTCTGTTGGGTTGCCATATTTGTCAACGGCATACATTGTTGCGTTCAGAGCAGCCCCAGTGCCAATGTTAGGCAATACGCTTATGTCACGAATCACGGTCATTGTAGGCGATTCAATGATTACATCTTCACTTAATGGCTTTTCATCTGTTAGCGCATCTTTACCCATTTGCTTTGCAATGCCTAAACCAACTTTACCTATTTCAGCAGGTATCGTCCTTCCTCCTTTATCGCCAATCTGTTCAGATTCTCTGCGTAGCTCTGCCTTTTCTTCGAGTTCTTGTTGCCTTTGTCTGTCGCCACGAGTGTACAAAACCTGTGGAAGAAGAGCACCCATGGCCAGTTCAGCATTCGTTGCCTCACGCCTAGCACCAAGCTCTTTGTCATAAACAGTACCAGTTCTATAGTCAATGTCTTTATTAATGCTACTTAGAGCAACCTTGCTTTGTTGAGCTAGAGATGTTTGCCCAGACGGGTCAAGCATAATCGGGTCATCATATGTGTCTGTAAGTTTTGCCAACGCTTGCTCACGGGCATCTTCGTAACTCAACCCAGTATCTCTGCTCCTTAGCGTTGCAGTCAGGTCTTGAACTTCCTGCTTAAAGTTGGGTCTAGTTTCTGGTTTATAGTTTTTGCTATAAAAATCGTATGTATTTGGCCTTATTTTTTTGACTTCACTGTATTTAGCAAGCAAAATGCGTTGCTTTTCTTCTAAGGTCGATTTGTCTTCTCTTAGTGACTGTATCTGTTCTTTGTTTGCTTCTGCATCCTCAGTTATTAACTGTCCGATTTGTCTTCCAACATCAGTTATTTCGTTCCGCACATCTGTGATTGTGTCAATAGCAGACGCTTGTGTCAGATTCCTTTTTTCCTTTGCAAATCCTGCATCAAGTATCCGTTCGACTGTGACATATGATGACAAATCAACAGGGTTTGTTCCTTCTTCAAGCGCAGTCTTTGCTGCGTTTACCTGAAATGTGGTATCGATAATCGCGTTATGAATCAACCGCATGTCATATTGAAATGCTGCGTCATCCAAGTTGTCAGGGTTTGACTGCCGCTCTGCTTGAAAATTATACAACCCTGACAAGGCTTCTTGGGCTTTGTCTAATTGGTCTTGGTTATAATCAGGATTGCTCATTTTTCTTCGGGTGCTTTAAAGGTTCCAAATATATCCTCTTCTTCCTCAAATATATCCTCTTCTTCCTCTTGTGGTTGACTTTGAATATAGTCATATAATTCAGTAGTGTCGTCAACCCCTGTTAAGTAATTTAATTGGGCCTCACCACCCTGTTCCCTTTGTAATGCTTCTCCCCTTTCTAGAGCGTCTACCGCATTCATCACAGCTTCATCAAACTGCGGTTGTGTCAACTCACGAGCACCAGGAATCATTTCAAGAATAATATCTCCCATTTCTTGTACACGCTGTACATGCGAAGCATCTGCTAAATTCGGGTCAATAACTGTGGCTTCTGTATTTACATTAGATAAATACTCTTCTCTAAGTGCATCTTTTTGCTCAGCACTTAGTTCAGAAATAAGTTCAGACTTTTTTATCTGTGACCTTTGTCTAATTTCTCTTTCATCTCGTCGCTGTTCCATTAAACTTCTTTGCCCTTCCTCAATATCATATAGTTCAATTTTTGCATTTTTCAGCGGTGCTCCACTTGCGGCATCTATAGTAGACTTCTTCGTATTCAACGCTAACCAGTATGCCCGTGCTTCATCACGGTCACCTTGCTTTGTGAACGCTTGATCGCTCAACTCCAGAAATTTGCTAAAACTCATGTTGGCACCGTCAGGGGTAGCGTCGAGCTTATGCACAAACTTTTGTACTTTACCCTTGGGTTTAATCAACTCGTAATCAATCATCTTTATCGAATCATAAAAATCTGAGCTATACCCACGATATGACATTAGCAATCGTTGTTTGTTGTTGGACCCTTCGTATGCTTTACGAAATTCTGGGTCGCTTGCAAGCCGCCCCTCAAGCAACTTTGCTGTTCGACCCATTGCTGAGTTTTCATACTCATATTTTTCTCTTTGTGGGCGTGTCATCAAATGTTTCGGCAACGGATTTTGTTGTAAATACCGTTCTGCTGCTAGGACTTCTAAGGGTTTTTGGGGTTGACCTTGCCCGACTTGGCCAAGCTTTGACCGATACTTTCCTTCTCGAAACTTACTTTCTAAAACCGTTGAACTAAACAAGTCTTGGTAATCGCCAGGAGTCAGTGACAAATCATTTTTTACAAGTGCTTTAATATCTGCAAAAGCGGTTTTAACTTCATCTGGTGCTCTCCTATCTATGGCATCAAATTGTTCGCGTGTTTGTGCGTTCATTTTGGCGTCCATGTACTCTCTTACACCATTTTGTTCAAGTAATCCTTGGATTTCAAGGACAGCGGCAGGGTCTTCGCCTGTATCGCCAAGCATCTTTTTGATTTGGCCTTCAATTTTACTGTTTATTTTATCTAGTTTACCAATGTATTCTGTGTCTATGGTTGATTTCATAAGATCAATTTTTGCTTGACTTTCGGCCCTAAATCCATCTAAATCCGTACTTAATGTTCCTCTTGTTTTGTTCTTAAATACTCCGTATTTATTCATTTCGGCTGTCAATGCTGTTTCTAGCTCTGTTTTGCCTTGTTCTGAAAGTTCTAATTTTGCTTTGTCTAATTTTTCCATAATAGCAAGCATTTGTATTTCTCTTTGCCCATTTTCCTGACTTGCTGCCGTAGTAATTAAGCCTGATATATGCTTGTCAAACTGTTGTTGAAGCTGCGTTTCATTAGTAGCAGTACTTAAAATTGATATAAAATCCGCAGCGTCACCTTCAATTGCAGACTGTTTAGAATTGTCAACAAATTGAGCATCATGGTCAGCCATAGCTTCTAGCTTCTGGTCAGCTAGCTTTATATCTTGTGTGCTTGCTCTTGCCCGAATGCGTTCTACGGTTGCAATGTTTTTGGACTGTATAGACCACAGAGACATTAAAGAGTTGTTAAAACCACCTGTAGATAACCCAGCTTTCGTTTGACTTTTTTGGAAGGCTGACCGTGCTCTTGCAGTTGTTTCCTCTGCTTTAAATACAAATCGCTCCAGTGATTTGCGTTGGTCTGCAAGTGTTTCACCCCTTGCTTTTTCCGCTTCTAGTATTTGGTTATATATATTTGTATACAGATTACGATAGCCAGATGCTTGCGCCCCATAAAATTGTCCATTTGTCATTTCCATTTTTGCTTACCTCTATTCGTTTGGTGCTGCAAAGCTAAATTCGATATCATCTGCCTCGTCATCATACAATTTCGAAATAGCAGCATCATGAGCATCCTCAACGCTTTGGTTATATGCGCTAATTATCCTTTCCTGTGACTCATTGAACTGCTGCTGGCGCTTTCCCTTTTCGTATTCCATTGCTGTAAACTTTGCACCTTCTGCAAGCGCTTGTGTGCCGCCCTGAACCATTGAAGCTCTTCTTGCCTTCTTTGCCTCTTGGAGCGCCCTTATTTCCTGCTCTTGCATTGCCACAGCTTGTGCCTGTTGGTCAGCCAGCAGACGCTGCGCAGCTAACCGTGAAGCAATTCGTGCATCATTAGAAGCTTGCATGCCTCTGAACATTGCCCCTTGGTTGACATCTTGACCAGCCAACATCTGTGCTGTTTGGGTCTGCATTTCTCTTTCAGCAGCTTGCAACGGTTGGTATGTATCTCTACGAGCGCGAACCTCTTGTCCTGGTGTCATACCAAGATTTCCTAATGCTCGTTTTCGTTCAAGCTCTTTAAGCCTTGCACGGTCATCTCGATTGAACATCTGCGACCCTGCATAGACATTGCCACCTGCTTTAACTGCTGTAGCCGCAGCTAATAATCCTAATGATAACGGGTTCATTATTTGCTCCTATAAATAAAATACTTCAAGTGAAAATCCCCATGCATAGTGCCATGCCATACCAGCCTCGCTGTCAGTGCAAACGCCTATATTAAGTGTCGATGAAGAGTATGCGTCGTTGCTGTGGAACCCACTCGTGTTGTAGCCACCTGACACAAGACGACTGGCATTGTTCGTTGTAGTCTCTTCTATTATGCTTTGTGCCGAGTGTCGTTTAAACTGGTTATTAATGTCATTTTCATAGACATACAAAAATGTTTCACCTTGGGCTGAAGAAGCCCCACCACCATCATATTTGCTTACGCTGTTGGCCCACCATTGAAAAAAGTATGAGCAGGGTCTAACCAAATCTATATTGATTCCAGTTTGCGGCACAGGTACACGGTACTGGGTTGCGCTTCGACCGCTGTTAAATTTGGTTGAAAACGATGCTTTAAGATTTACACCACCGCTGTTTTGCCCAACATAAACACCAGTGACATTTGTACTCGTGTTAGTCATTGCATCATATCGGGGTGCCATGATGTGATTGGTGTCCACGAATGCACTTGTTTGCAGAGCAGAGCTTTGCACTTTGTGCGCGTAGACTTTGACTCCATCAAGATTTGCGACAACTGTGTCCCTGCTTAGGGCAGACCCATCGGCAACACTGGTAAATGAATATGCCATTATGTTGTCCTCATAATCATCGCAGCAATCTGCGCATTGTATACAGTGATTCTATCGTTTGGCCCAATGTCTGCTGTTGAATACTTTAGATAATTCCTGTCTGTACCAGAACCAGTTTCATGATTTGTGTGCCCTTTATATGGGCCGCCCACCACTATCCGCAAACCATAGACCGTTACATCAGCCCCAGCATTTTTGTAATAATAAGTTCCATTGATGTTGTTGCGTTTGTTTACGACTTGTGTAACTGTACTATCGATGTAGGTTTGATAATGGGGAACGATTGCTGAACCCTGTATCCCTCGGGTTGCAGAAAGAACAGTGTCTGTTGGTTCTCCATATTTGCCACTTCCAGCACTTTCAATTTCGGTTGACCAATCGCCTTGATTTGGAACCTCAACCCAGTTTGTTAATCCAGCAGATGTGATGTCCCATTGCAACCAAAACACCCAACACAAATCATTATCGTCTGTACGGTTGGCCCCTAGTACATCAGTGAATGGCGTACATCGGCCTGACCAATACACACGAAGCATGTCGTTGGTGCTCAGGACTGCTCCCCATGCAAGATTTGTAGGCGCTAGAGAACGGAGCAACGGAGTTCCTGTTCTATTTTTTGGATATACTAAACCTACCGTAATATCTGTATCGGAAGACCCAATAGAACCTTGCTTCATTGATACCAAGATGATGTCGCTTTTTCCGCTCAAAGCGGTGCCATCCATTTGCGACATATCAATACTTTGATTGCGAATGTTGGCTTCATCAAGTGCAGTTGTTGTCGCAGTTGTGATGTCTTGAAACTTGGCGTTGACTGTTGCGGCTGTTAGGTCTTCTCCACCAATGAATGATGCATTTGTTATCGTGCTCATCTCCACCTCACAATTGATAATATTTGCACACCAAACAAGTGCATAACAGGTGTAGCTGCGGGTATCGCAGTGTTCTTCGCGTTCATTCGCCATTGCAATACCAACTCAGATGTGCCTGCTGGTATTGGAGTGTCCGCTGTGATTCGAAAGCTCTGCATTGTCTGGGTAAAATACCCTGCTGCTACGATTGGCACATTGTTGAGCATTAACCGAATGCGTAATGTCTGGGCCTTGGTCGCTTGGTAATATTGATTTAGGTGGAAACTGCCTTTGACTTCGATATGAGCCATGCCATCTTTCAGATTTGTCAGTGTCTCAGTAATGTTGGTGTTGACCCATCCACCACCATATTCATCATACTGAACTTCTGAAAAGGTGGTTGCTACACCTGAAGCGGTTTCTGTAAACTTTGTATTTGCTGCAAGGTCAGTAAGATCAACCATATGCATGGCGTTACTTTTCAGATGTGTACGGTTGCACCAATCTCCAGTTAAAGCGGTGCGGTCTAAGCCACCATTAAAAGTGCCTTTATGCGTGTCGTATTCAGTATTAAACTGTTCTGCATCGACCAAAGCTGACGATTGCGGGTTCCCTTTTGTCCATTGCTTCATGGTGTCTTCCCGCTAATCATCTTGGTTCCAATATGAGTATAGTGTATATCGTAACCGACTATTGTACAATCAGATGTTGTCGAAACTTTGAATGCAAAATGTGTACAACTGTTGATTGCAACGGGGTATCTGACCAATGTCACAAGTCGGTCTTCCCATGTCGATGTCCCAATGATTGCTTTGTCATACACGAATTGGTCGGTATGGTCTGCGCGTTGTTGTTTCATGGTCTTTCCATCAATACCGTCGTAATCGAAATCAATGAAATACTTTATCGGCAACGAGAGATCCCCTGTCGTCATAATGTAGAGCACCACATAATGAACCTTCTTCTTCAGCATTGTATCACCAAAGTCATGCCACTTTGAGAACAATGTTGCAGTTGGAGCGGTGTTATCGACAATCGTATCTGCAACAATAGCTTGTCCTGCGCTTCTTCGATTGCTCATAACAAACAATCCAGCAGGGTCGCCAGCCGATTCTAATCCAGTATGATGTCCAAATATTAAATATCCATCAGAATCACAGATTAAACTACCGACAGGAAAGCCTTGTCTTGTCGTCCAAGTTGTATTCTGTGTAGCAAGAACAATACCCAAGTTTGGCTTCTCAGCACCTTCTGTTGCGAGGTAACAGTGCCACTCTCTCAAATCGTGCGAATAGGATGCCGTAGCACGGCTTAGAACCGCTTTGTTGAGCGAGTTGATTGTGCTATGTATTGGAGAGCTAATCTTCTTTATATCGGCTACAGCGCCTCCGTATACACCAGCGCCACCACCTGTAAATAAGTAGACACCATCGTATGACAGAAACAACACTCCCGCATCGGGTATTGTCGTTATTGTGTTGGCTGCTGTCGTCCCAATATTTGTGGAGATGGTGGTCATTTGGAATGAACCATATGCACCGACAAGCACCTCTATGCTGTGTTCGCGAAATACCAGAAGTGTATTGTAATATGGGTGCAAGGCTGTAATGTCTCCACCGTGCGAACTACCAACCGAAATGAAATCAAGAGCGCCAAACTGGTCTGGTCTATTGGGGTTGGAAAAAAACAGCACACTTCCGTTTGCTGTACCACCGTTGACAAATAGGCACTGAGCAAACACTGCTCCAATTGTGCATGTCAATGCTGGGAATGGTATCGATGCAGAATCATCTGGAGCTTGACTCCCCAACCCTTTACCGCGTGTATAATCATAGTATAGTGTTTCGGTGTTGTTCCGAATCGTTTCTAGATAATAATATGTTTCATCATTGGTCAAGGAAGGACCAAGGTTTTTGGTTCTATAAATCTTTCGAGCAACGACATTGTTGCCACCAATTGGTATTTCAAGTGCCACCGCATAAGTGTAAGATATTGAAGCAACTTTTACAGTTGTCCATGACACACTGGTTGAAGCCAATGAAAGAGGTGACTCTGAACCTGTATCGCTGACAAACAAGACTTTGTATCGGAATCGATTAACTGCATTGTCAGTTTGTATACCGATCCCAAATCCTTCAGCATCTAAAATGTCGAAGGGAATACACACCGAGTTATTGTTTGGTGATGTTGCAGGATTAGTATGAACTTTCCATGGGCTTGGAGCGGATGGTATTGTTGGGAACCCTAAATCAGTTGAAAGGCTAAGGGGAGAACCATAGCTTGTGCGGTCTAAAGGCCATCCATAAAACTTGATTGGCGTGTTGTACCCATTAATGATGATGACGCTCGAAGCATACGCTACATACTGGGTCGGTAACTCGTTGTTTGTTGGCACATTGCGATTGGTATCAAAGGACACCAACGACATTGTATTCCCAAAGTCATGGACATAATAAAGCGTCCCTGCCGATTCGAGCAATATCATTTCTTGTGCTCGGCTACGGTTAGACAAAAGATACAAACTGTCCACTCGAACCGTTGTAGAGAATGGCGCAAAAGAGTTGGTAGGTACTGGGTTATACCGCTCGTACCCTATTCTGTTGTCCCATCCATTGGTCCGTTCATCTATAGTCCAGTTTGACAACTCGGACATAGAGCCATCTGGTTGCGGATATTGTTGATTAATCCCGCCCAACTGTCGGACTCTATAGATGTTGTTTTTCATGTGATGTGCCGCAAGGTGCTATATATTGGACCGCTTTCAGTTTGCCCATCTGGCATAAATTGTTTGACCCATCGTTTGGGCGCTTGTGTCAGATACCGCTTTTCCATTTTAACCATCTCTTGGTCTGCCTTCATCTTGTACATTTGAGACTGATTAAGGTTGTCTGTCTTCATGAAGATTTGCTCAAGAGCCATATAGGCCAACATTAAGTGATGAGCAGCAGGGAACTCAGGAGTATCGTGCGCCTCGACCAATCGTGCTGGCCTATACAAATACCGAACTGACATATCATATGTCGCATCTTGCCTAGGATATAGGCGTATTCTCTGCGTATTACCGTCTGAATATGTATACCGTGGTGCATCCTGTTCAAAGGTCATTGCTGTCAACGCAGTCAATGTTGCCCCAGTGAATGTATCAACACCTGATTTAGTAGGTGCCGCAGGTTGGGTTGCTGTTGTACCTGTGGATGGTAGCAAGCGCCATACATTAAGCTCTTGGTCTGGACACCGGACATAGATTTTTCGATAAATGCCAGAGTCTGCTCCCAACGCAGTAAAGTTGATTTGCAACTGCTCAGTATCAACCAATGCTAAGGTTATGCTTTTTGACAATGCAGATTCACGGAATCCATTATTGCCATTACCAAACTGGTATGTCATCGCCACATCAATGGTACGAACACCATGACCAGCACCACTAGTGACCGCAGCAGCATTTACCTTTCGAGGAGCTACAATATTGTAATCGTCGTATTGAACCCAATAGTTAGGGAGATTAATCTCATTCAATGGTAGGTTCCACCATTCGTCTTCATACCGCGTGAGCGGAACCATTCGACCTGGATCTATTGGCGTAAATGCCATTGCCCTTTTCATCACTTGCATAACTTGTACGCAGTCTTGCGGTAGGTCCAAATACCGCATTTTGATTGTCCCAGTAATACTAGTAAACGCAGCCGTCACTGCTTCTGAAACATAAAATGTTGTGTTCGATGCACGAAATATAATGTTGTATTCGACATCTCCTATTTCAAAGATGTGTCCTTCAATCCATGTCGGAAGAACACTCCCAGCTATTGTTACGAGCGTTGCTCCCAACGCAATCGTAGCAGTCACTGACTCATCAACCTTTGCAGATATGATGACTTCTTTTTGTGCAAATACGAAAGGCTTCTCCGCAAATAACCGCCTATTACAATCGTTGATAATGTCGTCAACTTGCCCACTAAATGTGGTCGAAGTCGGGTCATAGTCTAGGATGTTTGTGACATAATCACGGATTTCAGACAAACGCATACACACTCCAAGGAAAAGTGCCCCAGTACACACAACAATGCACTGGGGCAACAACCCAAACGATTGTTTAAAAGTTACAAACGACAAATACTCGTGCAGTTGTATCAGAAGCAACAGCTTCGAGAGCAATAGCAACTGGTGCTCTTGAATTTAGAAACGTAACTGCCCCAGCACCATCTGACGCAATCAAGAACCTTTGTGCATGTAGTTTACCAAGTACACCTGTAGCCACTAGAGCATCGCCAACTGCAACATTTACTACATCGCCTTTGACTTTAGCTTCTTCGACAACACCGCGTATGATAATTTCTACATTTTCAGCAGCATCTGCATCATTTACTGCAACACCAATAGGACAAGCTGCGTTTGCATTATCGGATTTTGCTTCCCGAACATACAATGCTTTGTCACCATTGTCTGACTTGCTAAGGTCAAGAGACACTACTGCACCCGCAGCAATCGCTGCACTTGCAATAAATGTTTCACTTTGCCGACGATTTGAACTGGTTATGCCAGCCGCCTCTGTAGAGTCATTAAGACTCTGAAGTATAGTATTAGTAGCCATTATGAAGCCTCTCCGTTTATAAGCATCCCATGTCCAGACAGGTTTGCTGTGGTTAATTGAGTACGAACCATAATGTTTGCAGCCATAGCAGCGTAACCACTAATCCGCTCATAATCTCCAAGTTCAAAGTAAGCATCTCTGTCAAAATAGACATTGAACAGCTTTGAATTCAAGAAGTACATTGATACCTTACCGGTAGTTTGGTCAGCGGCTGAAGCGTCAACAAAGTTAACATCAGTAATAGGCAAGTTGGGGTCAATATAAATCATGGCACCATTGAACAATAGTCCAAGTTTACCAGCCATATTCCGTTCTTCGGTCATAGAAGTATAGCGTTCTTGAGTAAAGAGACTATTCTTGTACAACTCGTAAGAGTTAGGAGAAGCTAAGATTATATCAAGCTCACCTTCAGGACTGTAAATCTGTGATTGAATCATCATCTGAGTCATACCACGGAAAAGGTCAGTTCCAGAAGGGGTATATGTTGCACCCGATGCTCCTGAAATCTGTGATGAAACATCCATGTATTGATTTTGCCATGATGTCTGATATGCAGATTTTGCAATACCACCAACAGATGCTGATTGAGTTCCAAATGGCAAATTATCAAACCAACCTGATGCTCTGATTGGACTAATAACCCCACCAGAACTTGAACCATTAAGGCTTTCGAGTTCAGTCAGAACAGTTGAAGTACCAGCAGTAACTTGCTTACAATACTCTCGTTGAAGCATACCCATAACGGACTTCAGTCGAGCTTCAGCAATACGGATAATCGCTCTGTCGCCCTTATTGGACAACTGCTCTTTTTCCGTCAATACAATAGGAGCAACAAAGTCACACCAGTTGTAAGTGGCTGTTTGTAATGGGTCACGAACTGCAAGGTTAACTGCTTCGTATCCAGTCGATAATTGTGTAATATTTGAATGTTCGGTTAAAATAGTGGGACAATCTACTTTTTGTCCGCCACTAACTTGCTCTACATTACCCGCTCTCTGTACCGCATCAAGAAGTGGAATCGCACGGAATGTGTTATCGACTTCGCGGTCACGCAAGATTCGCAGGGTACTCGCAAGAATATCTGGTTGAATTGCCATTTGGCTATCCTCCTGTGAAAGTTTAAAAATTTTATATTTCGCGTGTCCTTACGGGGCTTAGTATTGGCGTGTCCTTACGGGGCCTCCACATACCTTTTATACAACGCTTTTATTTCTGTTGCAACAAATGGTCATAAATATCCCAAGCATTTAACCGTTCATCCTTTGGGATTGTGGCTCCAGCCTTACGACCGCTGCCCACAGTTAGACCAGCAGCACGGGCCGCTTTCTTTGTGCGCTTTGTCCGCTTAATGTCTCGGTCAGAAGAAGCTTTTGCTCTCCTTCCTTGAACAATCCAATACGCAGCCTCAAGGTCTAATGACTCATTCGAAAGCAGAGTTTCATGAACCTCTTTACGGAAAACTTGGTCTGTTTTTAATTCAGAATGTTTCTCCATAAAGCTTTCAAGATTGTGTTGCGCTTGTGTGTTTAGTTGCTCTTGACGCATTGGCTCAAGCACTTCCTGTAACTTCTGAGCTACAATCTTGTTAATGTACCCATTAAAGCTGTCAGGATTAAATGGGTCAAGCTCACCAGTCTCTTCTTCAGCAATTTTTTGCAACGCTTGATACGCATCACTTGATGCAAATGCATTTTGTTGGCGTTCCAACTCTTTCCGCATCTTGCTTATTTCTTGGGTCTTTTTTGTGTAGTCCGACCGTAAGCTGTGCATGGCGCGTTGAACATCATCAGGAGCGGCTTCTAAAACCTGTTGCCAAGATTCCCCTTCTCGCAATGGTTCAGGTTTAACCTCGGTTTCTAGCTTCGCGTTCTTTGATGTATGAGCCTCTAAAAGAGATTCAATCCGCTGGTCATAATCATCTAACTTAGGTGGCGCACCTGAATCTGATTCGACGAGTTCAATGGCTGCATCTTCCGCAGTAGTATCAACGACCGCAGCCTCTTCACTTGCTGTGTTTGCTACCTCTTCCATTATAATCTCCTTGCAAATGTGTCTTCCATCTCATCCATTTCGACAGGAATCTCATCTTCCATGACCACTTCTTCTTCAACTTCTTCGTCATCCATAATCATGTCATCACCAATACTCTCAGACAAAAAGGCACGAAACTCTTCGTTCTTAGCCAGCGTATTAAGTTGACCAGCTATTTTCGCCAGGTCACGGTCTGCAACAACTTCGTTTAAGTCTACATCTATGCCCATACCAGCATCTTCTGCCGCTAAGGTAATCGCCATCAATATCTTTACCAAATCCAATGGTATTGTTGTCGTATCAGTCGGTGAAATGGCAATTTGGTCCATCTCAAGCATGCTTGTAAACTGGTTTAAACTGTCAATCAGAGTCTTTAGCATCTGTCCACTGAACTTACCTTCTGGTAAATCGATTGAAAGCATCGAGTCTTGCTCAAAATCCATCTGTCGTCCCATGGTTGCTATTTTGTCTCTTCCACTGGCTATTGCAGCTTCATCTTGTGTTCTACTCATGATTACTCCTCAGTAATTGCGCGACTTGCTGCCGCAAATGATTGGGTTTCAGACATCACTTTTTGAAATGTCGTAATTGTTTTCTCGTGCTCCAGCGCATCAGATACTTGGTCGCTCATACTCTTTTCAAGCTCTCCATCTGATACTGGGCGCAAGTTTCGCTCTTTTAAAATACGGTCTTTATGGGAAGCACTCTCAATGTAGCACCCCAATGCCTTATCAAAATATCCACTGTCTTTGACACCATTCAACGGAATCGGCCTTAGCTTCATCGCAGTATGTTTACTTGGACTTTGACAATGAGTACACTCAATCTGCCACTTCATCTCATTAAGATCACGCCACCGTACATAAGTCATAAGCTTACAATCCGTACACAAATAGCTGCGACGCATAATCTGCGCTCCCCAGCCATCGCTGTATTCCTCAAAAGTCGTCACTCTATACATTCGGCAACATCCTAGAAATCTGTTGTGGTGATGGACCGCCACCACCAGCTAACATTGCCGTTGGGTCTTCCATTGCACCTGGACTCATACCTTGTGGTTGTGGCCTTTCAGGAGGCATCATTGGAGCTTGCATATTTTCATCTGGCATCAATGACTCAGGCAAATCCATACCCCGAATCAACTCTTGCAACAACACAGTGTTTGGTACACCCAATGCCTGTAAAGTCGGTATCAAAGTTAAGAACTCCTGCTTCTTTATGCTGTCGCTCACCGGAGTAGAACCCATATCCTGAGCATAGATTCCAAAGTCACCATCCAAATCTGCTGCTTTAAGAACCTGTACTTTGCCATCAATCACAATCACATCTGCATCTTCTGTTAAAAATACCTGCATCATTGAAACATATACTGCGCTCATCATCTCAATCATCGAATCACGCTCTCTCGCCAAACGACCAATCTCTGAACTGGAATACGCAGCCAAGGCTGTTACCTCTGTCGCTGTCGCCTTAGTCGCTTCTCCCCTAGTAAACGGAGCCATCACAGAACCACGCTGGAAATCTTCATTCACTTGCATGATATATGAAGTCAAATCATTGGG